GAAAAATTATGACTTGGAACATACATAAGTTAGTCCTTAAAGGTTATGACTTTCAATGGTCGCCAATACCTATGCCTAGAACAACAGAGTTTGAAGATACTAAAACTGTTACAAAAGTGGTAGGATTTTTATACGAAGGTGTAGCAAAGGTTCACGAATGAAAGTATTAGTTGCTTGTGAATATTCTGGAATAGTAAGAGATGCTTTTATCAAGAAAGGACACGAATCTATTAGTTGTGATTTGCTGCCAAGTGAAAGTAATTTAGGTAAACACTACAAAGGAGATGTCAAAGACATTTTAGATGATGGTTGGGATATGATGATTGCACACCCACCTTGTACTTATCTTGCAGTAAGTGGTGCTAGATGGTTTTACCACCCTGAAGATAAACATTTACCCTATGAGGAACGCAGACCACACCCATTACACCCAAACAGAAAACAACTGCAAGAAGAAGCATTGGATTTTATAAAATTATTAATGAAAGCACCGATTGAAAAAATTGCTATTGAAAATCCTGTAGGTGTAATCAGCACAAAGATCAGAAAACCAGAACAGATAATACAACCTTATATGTTTGGTCATAGTGAAAGTAAAAAAACTTGTTTATGGTTGAAAAATTTACAACCATTACAACCAACAAATATTGTAGAAGAAGAAGAAAGAGTGGTTTATGCTAGTGGTAAAAGTATGCCTAGATGGTACGCAGATGCTTATAAATTACCACCTGAAGAAAGATGGAAAGTAAGAAGTGCTACTTTTCCTGGAATTGCAAAAGCTATGGCAGAACAATGGGGTTGATATGAACACAATGGACAATTTGAAACAAGTAATTAATCATTTAGATTATGAAACACAACTTGATAAAGCAAGAGTGTTAATAGAATTAAGAAGATTAGAAATTAAAAGGAGAAAGAATGATTGATGTAATGTTAAGCAAAGCAACAACAGGTATGTTGATTGCAGAGTTGTTAGGAAGAAAAGATGATAAAGACCAACCATTATTTATGGGCAAAAGCATAATATTATCTAATGGACAGATACAACTATTAGCAATACTACCAAATGTACAGGTACTTACAACAGTAGAACAAGAAGAAGAATGAATTGTGTAGAGTGTGGCGAACCACCACAAACAAACTTAAATTTTGATGGTAGATGTGTAGGTTGTATTGCTTTTATGATTGAAGATTGTGTCTAAACTATCCTGTAGTTATCCCAACCATCTTTATTAACTGTAAAACATAACACACCAGGATCGTTCCATAGTCCTGTTCTCGCAGTAAAGTCTTTACTTGCATCTATACTTGGGCATTGAAACCAAGTACGCTTACCTTGTTTTAATACTCTTGGGTGATGATAGTGTCCTGTAACTAATATTTCAGCTGCACCACTAGGCAACCAACCAAACATTTGTCCTTGCCACCACTTCATTATCTTACCTTCTGGACCTGACCCACCACCTGTCATATGTCCGTGTGTGATAGCTACACCTTTACCTTTTATATCTAACAAGTGATGATAGTCAGTAGGAATAATTACTTTAACTTTATCGTATCGCTCATTCTGTTTGCATATCTCTTTTGCTATCTCAAAGTGCATTATGTCGCTATTGTCTAACTGGTCTGTTAATACTTGACCTTTACCAGATCGTGTAAGGTGGCCGTGGTTACCACCGATACCACAAACGATTATCTTGTCTGCGTGTGGTAAGAATGTATCAATAGTCTGCATAATCATACGCCTAGCTAGTTCATACTGTTGTCTAAGTGTAAGCTCTAAATTAAAAGGCATAGAACTGTAGAAAGATTGGTCGCAGTTCTCTGTAAGATCGCCTAGTCCTAGTAAGTATATCTCATCTATCTCTGTACCTGTCTTGCGTAGTGCCTTAACTTGATTTACCCCCTTAATAAGAGCTTCCTCGTAGCGTTTAAGGGTATTCTCAACGCCATAATCAGCTTTACCTAACTGCCAATCAGCCATTGTCCATATAAAAGCAGTATCTCCACCAAAATCTGTGTCTTTTAACTTAGGTTTTCTACTGTACT